AGGTAAAGCTATTAAATACAATATTCAGATAGAGCCTTCAATGAATATGGGCTTTATCGTCAAAGTCGGTTGTGGCGAGTTTGTTGCGAAGAATAAAAAAGAATTAATAGAAAATTTAATTCAATATCTCAATAATCCAGAACAAACAGAAAAGCAATATAATGCTGTAAATACTGATGCTATTGCTGAAGTTCCTACACCAGAAAACGCAGAAAGAAGACCTCAACCAGAAAGAATGACAACTAGCGGATCGCATAACTAAAACCTCTAAACAGCCCCTAGTGTGGAAGCTAGGGGCGGGGGAAGGATAAAGAGATGATAATAAAACTCAAAACTTTAAATCTTGAGAATTTCAAAGGTATTAAGAAATTCACGCTTGCGCCTAGGGATAAATGCCAGATACGAGGTGCAAACGCTACGGGTAAAACAACTCTTATGGATGCTTTTCTCTGGCTTTTGTTTGGAAAAGACAGCCAAGGCAAAGCGGACTTTGCTATTAAAACCCTCAAAGATGGCAAAGAGATCCCTAACCTTGAGCATACTGTTGAGGTTGTCTTTGATATTGACGGCCAAATAATCACGCTTAAAAAGGTGCTTAAAGAAAAATATACAAAAAAACGGGGTTCATCCCGGGCTGACTTTACGGGGCATACTACTGACTTTTACATTGACGGTGTACCTGTCCAAAAAAAAGAATGGGATCAGCGAATATCCAACATTATAGATGAAGAAACTTTCAAACTCCTGACCTCTCCCGCTTACTTTAATTCTATACACTGGGAAAAAAGAAGGGCACTCCTTCTGGAAGTATGCGGAGATATATCTGATAGTGATGTTATAATATCTGATAAGGTGCTTGCTGTATTGCCTGAAATCCTGGGTAACAAATCAATCGATGCTCACCGAAAAGTGATCAAGGCCACGCAAGCAGAAATCAATCAAAGATTAACAGAAATACCCTCTAGGATCGATGAACTCGATAAAAGCCTTGCCGATGTATCAGTATATGACATCAAAGCTATCACCGCAGAGATCACCACGCTTGATAAAGAAATTCAAGACTTAAAGGATGATACAAAAGCATCCTTATTGCGTAAACAGAAAGCAGACTTACAAGCAGAGTTATCTGAGTTTGAAGCGGGCAAGCATAAGGCAGACACAAATGCTGAAAAAGAAATAGACGATAAGATTGTAGCCTTAGAAAAAGAATGGAGAGCAAACCAGTCTCTTATCACCGATGCACAAGACCAAATAAAAAGGAAAGAGCAGAAGATCAGGGATAACAAAGATCGAATGGGCCATCTCCGGGATGAGTATTCTCGAATTGCCACAACAAAGGCCGATGTGCAAAACACCTGTCCAACATGCGGACAGGCCATCCCAGAAGATCAAGTACAGGAAGCTATCAAAAAGCACAATAAGAGACAAGCCACCCAATTAGCTGATATCAACACCTCAGGGAAGCTATTAAAGAAGGAGAACGAGGAACTTGAAAAGGAAATTGAAAAGCTAACAGCACAGGGCTTAAAGGGTGAAGAGAAAGAAAAGGATTTTGAGTCGCAAATCGGAATATTGAAATTCAAGCCCACTAATACAGAAATTAACATGGATGCAATTCTCAAGGTCAATACTGAACTCCAAGAGATTGAAAAGCAAATCGCAGATAACCTGCCTACATATTCTTTAGAAGCAAAGCGGAGTGCATTGCAGGCTCAAATTGCCAAAGTAGAAGCTACCGGAAAGACCAAGAAACGGATTACAGAGTTAGGCGCAGAAGAAAAGAAGTTGGCCGCTGAATACGAAGAGCTTGAACGTCAAATATCACTGTTAGAAAAGTTCACGGTTGCGAAAGTGGGATTACTTGAGGGGCAGATAAACAGCAAGTTTGAACTTGCACGATTTAAGCTCTTTGAAACTCAAATAAATGGAGTGATATCGGAAACGTGTGTCACGCTCTATGATGGAGTCCCTTATGGATATGGGTTAAATAGTGGGGCTGAAATAAATGTGGGATTAGATATTGTGAAAACGCTTTCCGAGCATTATGGAGTTAAGGCACCGGTATTTATTGACCACTCCGAAAGCGTAACTGATATCTTAGATCCTGGCACACAAACAATAAAACTGAAAGTAGACGAACAGTGCCAAGAGCTAACCGTAAATAATGAGAATTGATTAATGAAAAACCGCAAGAAGCATTAAAAACATCTAATTTATGAGGAGGTATCAAATGAGTAAAGAACTAACCTTAATCAAAGAAGAAACGCTTGATGCCGTAAGCAAACGCATCAAGGCATTGGAGGCAAACGGGGAGATCCATTTTCCACCAGATTACAGCCCACAAAATGCATTAAAATCAGCATGGTTGATCTTGCAGGAAACGAGGGATAAAGACAATAACCTTGCTCTTGAGGTCTGCACAAAAGCCAGCATTTTAAACTCTCTTATGGATATGGTGATAACCGGCCTGAATCCTGCCAAGAAGCAGGGATATTTCATCCCTTATGGAAAACAACTCGCTTTCCAGCGTTCGTATTTCGGCAGCATGGCCCTAGCAAAAAGGATTGACGATAAAATCGAGGACATCATAGCCGAGCCTGTGTACGAGACTGATACCTTGGAATATGAGATTGTCAAAGGCAAAAAGAATATCACCAAACATACGCAAACCCTTGAGGCGGTGAATGTCGGTAAAATTAAAGCCGCCTATTGCATGGTGATAGGTATAGGTGGCGAGATCACAAAGACTGACCTCTTAACCTTTGAGGAGATTAAGAAGGCTTGGACAAAGAGCAAAATGCACCCGGTAGAAAAAGACGGAAGTATTAAAGCCGGATCTGTGCATGATGATTTTACCGCTGATATGTGCCGAAGGACTGTCATTAACCATGCCTGCAAGCCTATTATCAACAGTAGTGATGACAAGCACCTGAAAATAGCTGCTATGCGTTCTGAAGTGGTAGAGGCTGAGGAAGAAGCCCTCTTACAGATCGAGGAGGGTGCCAATCAAGAAGTTATCGACATTGATGATGATGAGATTGAAAACGATCAGACGAGCGAAAAAATTGAACCTATATGGGACCCCTATAAATCGGAAATTCAGAAACGCTATGGAGCTGATAAAGTAAACATCCTAAAAGAAGAATGTGCAGCACGCAAGATCGACATTAGTGGATTACTTCCAAGAGAGGCCCATGAGAAACTGCTGGAAGTGGTAGCAAAGGAATCCGAAGAAACACAGAACCAAGGAGAGCATACCAATCAGGAATCAACTGGCCACCATTGGTTCTTTTGTCCAACAAAAGAACACAGAATCAATATAGAGGTTTGTGAAAATAGCTGCGAGGAATTTCCAACCTGTAAAATTGCACAAGATAAAATCGCAGAAGCGATGGCAGGAGAAAAGGCAGCTTCAGACGGCGGGCCTGAGTTTTAGTGGATATCCTGATAATCAACAGTTAAGGAGGCTATATGTATTCAGGAGCGGAATGGATAAAGAAAAGTCTAAGAAAGGATATGTCCCCATTAGGGGAAGCGGTTGCAAATCTTTTAGGGCGTATCTATTTAGGAATTTATCATTTGTCATCACAGGCACTTAATCGTGTTAACTGGTCAGATACATACTGCATTGAATATACACATTACGGCGATCTTTCCACAGTGGATTTTGGTAATCTAACCGCTTTAGTCGTTTTTGCCCATGATAAAATGATACGGGTTTCTATTCGTGGATGTGGTCCCGGGTATTTGCGAATGCAATTTCATCAACGCAATAGTCGCACAGGAAGGCTGTCTGAGCGATATCCTACAATCGAAGATCATATTGAGAAGCTTCGATCATCAGAATATGCCATGTGACAATGAACATCACGGTCCATCATAGCGGTAGTTCTGGTAATCTCTATCAGGTTGACAATCTCCTGATAGAGGCTGGAGTCCCGATAAAACAGATTAAGAAAGACTTGGATTATAAGCTGTCCGGTATCGCAGGCTGTTTTATCTCACACAGTCACGGTGATCATGCCTGCGCTGCAAAGGATATTATGAAAGCAGGAATTGATTGTTATTGCTCACAAGATACTGCTAACGAGATAGGGCTTTCCGGTCATCGCCTACATATCATAAAACATGGCCAGCAAATAAAAATCGGCGCTTGGACAGTAAAGGCTTTTAACTTAGTGCATGATGCCCCTTGTCTTGGCTTCCTTTTGGCGATTGGTAAGGATCGGATTCTATATGCAAATGATACGAGCTATATTCCATATCATTTCAATAGGCTTACTCATATTATGCTTGGTGTTAATTATGATACTGAAACTCTTGTGGATAATATTACCTGTGGATATGTCAATCCTGAAGTAGGAAAAAGAATGTTGAGAAACCATATGAGCCTTGACACAGCAAAAGAATTTTTCAGGGTAAACGATATGAGTCAGGTGAAAGAAATTTATCTATTGCATTTATCTGACAAAAATAGTGACGAAGGTTACTTTAAAAAAACCGTAGAAGAGATTACGGGTAGACCTGTATATTCCACACGTTTAAGAAAGATTGGGGAGAAGAAAAACGGTAATACGCTATTAGGCAGAAATTATCCTGCTTAATACAATGCGTTATAAGGATTAAGAAATGCAGACAACAGGCTATTTGGCAGTAGACAAGCAAATTACTTTAATCCTCGTTCGGCAAAAGAAATACGGCCGAGCTTTAAAAATCAGGAAAAGTGGTGGACTTGGAACGTACTTTGAAGATGAATCTATTTTCCTACAGGACAATCCAAGTCTATTTAAACAATTGAAAGATGGTAATGTCATATCCATATAACCAAGCTACTGCAGCCGACCCTGTGGGCGGCTGACCAGCGGCGTTAAAAAGAAAATTTAGGAGGTAATAATGTTTGAGGTTTTATTCTTCGATAATGGAAATACAATGCACTTTAAAGAAGGAAAACAAGTGCCAGAATTACAAAAATCGTGGTTTATGTTGTATATAAAATTTTTAGAAGAATATGGAATCAATCCTGTTGATGGGGTTTATAAATTGCCTGGTGGAGAAGCAAAGGTTTTTAAAACTAAAACTGGCTACAATTGGCAATTTTCTGTTTAACAATCACATTGAGCCGACTAGAGAAAGCCCTGCGGAATCAGAAGGCAGAGAATAGCGGCTCATGTGAGGCGTTAGCCACCAAAAGGTAATCAAATGTTTTATTTATTTTTTCAAGATTGGTTTGAATTATCACAGCCTGATACAAAATGTCCTTTTTCGGATTTTTTGGTGGCTTGTACCCGGTCAACGAGGGAACTTTATGTCGCCTATGGTTTCTGGTGGATAAAGAAATGGGAAGCAGCTAACCAAGCCCCTGAAGCCGACCACTAAGAAGCAGCGGCTTACCGGCGGCGTTATGGTGAAATTTCATGAAACATTTTTATAGTAGAAATTTTGATTTTTTTATCATCTATGGTTATATCTCACAAAATCTTCTTTGGGTACGTTTAATTGGTTTGAAATGGGGTCTGGCTATAAAACATACTCCCAAACTATTTTCCGAAAGGGGGAAATTTCGGTGGTATTTGCCACTACCATTTGGCTGGAGATTAACCATACTAAAGGCAAAAGGATATTGATTAATATTTACCATAACCAATCACTTCACCAGACGGTAAACCGTTGGTGAGTTTAGGCGTTGGGAGGAAAACAAAATGAGTAAGAAGGATAAAACAATAATTTTATGTACTGCTGGCCCACCATGTCATTATCTATGTATGGGCAATCAAGGGGAGTGCTCATTTGATGGTATTTGTAAATTTCAAAGACCATTAGTTGATATCTCCCAACAACCAAATGCAGCAGACGGGGATAGATCTTGGGCTTGTCCGAATTGTGGGGGTGTGCACGATAATATTGATGAATATTATAAGTTTTGTCAATTTTGCGGATATCCCCGCCGCTGATTAGGGCATTAGGAGGCTTTATGGTGATTGGCATCATGCGAGTCATAAGAGCTGCAGGGATAAGCATTGGCAAAGGAGTGTGAATGATACGAGAACATAATGAGAGGGTAATGAAGGAGAGGGAGAGAACAGAGGAGAATGAATGACAATCAACTGGCAATTCATAACAGAAGGTTATAACGACAAATACCACACTCCATATACTGAAAAACAGATGTGGAAAAAACTCTATCCAAAATACAGTTCTCAAAAAATAGAAGAAATATTAGGTGTGAGCGCCATGGTTGTATTAGCACGTCTACGACAGCAGGGCATTAATATACAACCAAAAGGGCAACGACACCCCACGAAATTAGATAAATTCAAGGCAATCCCACGGAATGTAAGGGGCATGTTATCCGTTAAAGAAATAGCTCATAACATAGGGACAGTTGAGGGTACGGTAATGTATTATAGAGTAAGATATGGAGGGTAAGGGAAAAAATGTCAGAATTTTTGAAGAAGTCCATTGGTACATATCAAGCTGATACACCCGGTCCTCAAAAAACTTCGGACGGCTGATACACACGATGGGGTGCTTATGATAATAAAACAATTAAATATTGGTTTTTGCGATAGTTGTACTTATTTGCGTCAGACAGGAAATCATAGTTATTGTGAAAACGCCAATGAAAAGATTGAACAGATGGGTAAATGTATTTTAATTCCAGCTTGGTGTCCTTTGCCAGATGCACCCCTATCAGCACCATCCAGCCGACCTGATAAATCAGGTGGCTGATAGGGGCGTTAACAATTAATGAATAATCCCCCACTTCAATCCGAGCTTGACGTGAGGGATTCTTTCGGCAATTGCCTTTAGTCATTTAGCAATCGCTGTCCTTATCATTAAGGGCAGCGAAAGAGATCCTTCTACGCTTGGTAGAGGATTATTACTTATCATCCTGAAAGAAAATCCCATCTAAAACATTCACAGCCTTATCATCAATTTTGGTTGCAGAGTCTTTTACCAATTCCAATAAAATAGGACGCAATTTAGAATAACCACTTCTTAAAGTTTTATAGAGCTTATAAAAAGTCATTAAATGTGCAAATATAATAAACATGATTTACCTCCTTTCTTTTTATTCATTTTCTTTGCGAATCGTATCTTTCCTTTAAAACACGCCTTGTTAAAACAGCTAATAACTCTAATAACTGATTATACCATTCAGTTGTGTCGGATAGCATTCCTCCAGAAATCCAATCAGCTAGTTTAAACCTTAAATATTTAAAATATGATTTTTTCAATCCAGTATTAATCTCATCGCCCTTATAGAAAAATAGAGGCATTCCATTAACTCTCTTGTATGGCATTCTCAAGAGAATATGACCTCGTAAACGCCCAAGATGATGATTGATGGATTGATCCATTTACTCTTTTATGAAACCGTCTGCAAAGCCATATTCTACAGCTTTCTTGCCTGTCATCCAAAATTCTCTAAAATTAACTTTATCATCCAGTTGCTCTTTCGTCATTTTTGATACTGAAGCAAGATAGGTGTGTGCTGTATCCTGAAGATGTCTATAAATTTTTGCTCTTTCTTCAGTGTTAGATGGAGTGCCAATCTCGGGCCATTCCATTGCCTGTACTTCGTGCCACATCAATTCAGCATGGGGATTAACCGATCTATATCCTTTGCTTCCACTTGCCATAATGACAAAACCAGCGGATATAGCAATTCCATTGCTTTTTGTCTCAATGATATTTCCATTGGATTTCCATTTATTCATTAGCCCAACAATGCGCCACATTTCAAACCCACTTCCACCAAAACTATGCACTTCAAATATTGCATGGTTAATATTTTGATCAGCAAAAAAATCCAATACTTTCTTTACCACATCACTTTTAATGTTTGTGAGCTTATAATAGCCATGTTGTTTATCTCCATCCTTATATATTTTAGTATCGGTATTTGGGTAAGTTATATGAGCATCCCAGGGCACCTCTTTGACCCGCCAATCCTTAGTGTGGCATGTCATACAAATACTATCCATTTTAGTTTTAGGGCAAATAGATTTCTCTTCTTTAGCACTTTCTTTATATACTGTAGTGACAGTTTCTTTTATTGGAGTCCTGTCATTATCAGCAAACGCTATACTCACTAATACACTCAGGACAATAACGGCTACCAAAGCAAAACTAATTCCCAAAGCTAGCAAGTTTGATCGCCATTTGTTTTTTAATGTTCTCATCTTGTCCTCCTGTTAAAGTTGTTTTTATCTTCCTTCATCTAAACTATAATGATTACCATCATCCCATCGGCCTCCCCAAGTCCCACCTATCGATTCCCAAAACAAGCCGAGAGGTTCATGGTCTTTAGTTTTTCTAAGATATTTTCCATCTTTAAAAATGTTCAAATCTATTGCCAACCTTTTAAAATGAAAGCTGCCTCTTCTGTGTCTTTTGTGAGAAGGAAAAGATTGAGCATCAGCGAAGGTGAGTTCATACCCTTTCTCATAAGCGAACAGGATAAGTAGGCCTACCATCCTGGCAAATTTACTTTGTCTTTTTCTTAGGCTCATTTGCTTGTCTTCTATATGCTTCCTCAATTCGGTCCGCACATTTTCTAAATACTTTAGGTGCATCCGGACTAAAATGTTTTATTAGCTCCTTATCTGTATAAAGGAGAGTAATAGAAGATATTTGTTGAATAAGGTTATCCCCGTTAAGCACACTCATTTTAAAACCCCATTATTTATTTAGGTAGCCAATGATTTTCCTTTGCTCTTGGCACATTTCTTGCTTATCTGTAAGTATATATGTAAGTTCAGGCAAAGTCAAGATATTTTACATAACATTGTAAGATTATCTTACTTACCATTTAAATGATCTTCAATCCTATTTAATTGATCTTTTTGGTCATCGAATCGTTCTTTTATATATTCTTTATAATCCTCAAACCGTTTATTATTAACCTTGCTTCTTATTCTGACTTCAAACCAGCCAACTAATGCTATAGGAAGACCAATTAAAATCTTTTCAGATATTCCGTTCATATAATCTCCTTATTGCACCTCACAACCCGTTATAACAAGCCCTACATTAATATTGGGATTTGCGCCCGCTCCATCTGCGGTAACACTTACAGAACTTTCATCATCGTCATTTGATGGAATAATAAGAGTATCTTGTGTGGCTGAGCCAGCACTTGTTGGTGAAAATCGGACTCCACAAGTACAACTTTCAGTTGGGTTCAGGTCAGCATCCGTACAATTATCATCTACTAAACTGAATGGCGCAGCTAATCCAGTTAGCGTTTCTATTTCCAAAATGTCAGTACCATCATTTTTCACAGTCACGGTACAATCCATAGTTTCGCCTATTGCAACTGTCCCAAAATCAATACTTAAATCTGCATCAAACCCATTAGTAACAGTAATTTCAGGTGCTCCACCACCACCCCTGGGGCCGACATAAGTTTCATCAACAATAATATCATCAAAGTAATAATGAATTGCTCCTGAAGTATTTAAGGAAAAACCGGAAAACATAACCATATCAGTAGTTGCATAGCTCCAAGCCATATCGTAATCTATTACATGAGCAGTTTCATTGATCCAAAGTGATGTTTTATCATTGTCAAAATCTACCATCCATTCAACCAGTATCCATTCAGCCTCATGATCTTCAATAGGAAAATAAGTTCTGCTACCTCCACGTGCAGCTTGGTTATTTCCTATCCATTGTTCTGGATTATAGCTGTGTGCTACCAATACATGCTTCCCACCAAGCACAGAGGTACAATCATAATAACCGCCATCATATTCACCACATTTTCGGAAATCTAAAGCAACTTCAGCAGATTGAGAGGTACTTAAAAAGACTAAGTGGCAAAAACTGCCAACATTCGTAGTTTCACCAGATGGGATATATAGATAAAATCTAACATAGACCTTGCCTGGGCTTCCAGCAATGGCATGAGTTAAATCAACTGTGCTTTTTTTCCCATCTGCTTTAAGCAACATTAAACTTCTTGTACCACTATTTTTTTGATCTGTAGTTATGTCTCCATCATCACAATTACCATAATCGGCAGGTGTCCAGTTATGCCATTCTTCTCCATCTTTCGTAGGCCAGGGATCGGGTGGGGTATCAGCATCCCAATCCTCACAAACGAGATAGCCATTGCTTTCAGTACACGACCCCCCGAAAGTAACAATCGGGTAGAATAGAAAAACTATTAATAATATTATTATTTTAACTCTGGTCATAAGTCACCCATATCCAAAAATCATCAACGAAAAAATCATTAATGCCACCGTCAATCTCAGTCGCTCCAAGTTTTATGACTGTTGGTTCAGTTGAAAGTGCTGTAACTGCATCTCCGTCACTATCATCTAACCAATCGCCAGCAGCCACTTTGATTCCTATTTTATTCTCTGAAACAGACCATCGGATCTGAATATTAGTCCATGTATCATCGGATATGGTATCAGTTGACTCTACAACAACAGAGGAGCCATCCCCCTTGTGTTTTAACCAGATGGTATTATCAATATTAACTTTTGCTTGTACCATATCATTTGCACCGTGGTATGCTTCAAAAAAGGGCTTGAATGTTGTTGTTTCATCTGCATATATCCAAACTGAAACAGACCCAGCGGCAGAATCAAATATATCCTTAGTTGTTATAGGAAATGACATATAATCGTCATCTGCATTGAGTAATAATGAATTAGTATCACGGGCTTGCGCTTGGCTAATGGTTGCCCCGCTAAGTGTACCTGTTTTTGTCCCACCACTAACACAGGCTGTTACCGTGCTTGTCGTGTGTTCACCATCCCAATAGAGTTCGGCTGTGCCAAGAGGGTCGCAAGAAGCATCACCAGCAGCCTTCTTCATCTTGATAACTTGAGCTTGATAGTGCTGTATGCTAAAACCAAAGATAAAAGGTAAAACAGCAATGAGAAATAATACTATCCACTTCTTCATATTTTTAATCTCCATTAGCTATCATCCGTCCACGGATCGCCATCATTAGAGCCTGAAATAGTGTACCAACCATCAGCAGAGAAATATGTTACAACAATAAGATCGCCTGTCGTGGATGTATTTGTGACCTTATCTCCATCATCCAGCAATGTTCCGTCTAAATACTGTTTATCAGAGTTGTTCGGATCGCCACTTACCGCCACAGCCCCAATTGTAATGATGGTGAAATGCATCCCCGTGGCCACTGCTGGATAGGTAATAACAGCAGCATCGGTAACGTAGATAACCCCACCATAGGCTTCCATTGCATTATCTGTACCTATGGTATATGCTGCTGCCTTTGAGTTGGTTACTACCCCTCCGGCAAGGAGACCTGTGCCATAACGATTTAAAGTAGTCCAATTAACCGTTGTAGTTCCACTTACAGGGCTTGATACTCCAACAGTGTCTGTGCCATAATCAAAATCCCACACAAGAGATTCATAGGTAGCTAAATCAAGAGGCGCAACTGAGGGATTCGCAGCCGTATAGTCTGCTAAAACACCCATGTAAAGATGTGAATCAGAGCCATCCCAGAATAGATGTGTATATTGAGTGCCTGCTGTGCCAGCCCCCCATGCTGTTAGGGCAAAATCACTAATCTCTCCATCTTCTGTTGTGGTGGAAAAACCAGATTCAAGGGTCATTGAATATTCATCTGCTGCCGCTGCCCCCGCTGCATCGGAATCTCTTTGAATAAATGAGGGGGTAGCTGAGCCACCAGTATCCACTCCCCCTAATGCTGTGACTTTTCCTGCGGCATCGACATTATATACTTCGGCTGCACCTACTTTATAGGACGCAAAATCAGGGTCGGTTTCGCCATCTGCCAATTTCAATTCAAGCAGAGTTCCATCCGTGGGATTACCTGTCTTTTGCTCAATAACAAGACCTGATACGTCTGCAAATGCCCCTGTGAGTTCGATAGTAAACATATCGTGATCGGTATCACCGAAATCCATAGAGGTATAAAAATCTGTAAAATCAAAGGCTTTATTGGCATCTGGATTGCCTATGTCATCCCATGCAGTTGCACCTGAGTCAGCCTTCATATAGAATTTATCGTTGTCAGCATCATAAGCTACTATATAATCATCAACTGAGGGCAAAACAGCCAAATCCACAATATATCGAGCCTCATCCTGATCGTACCAAACCAAAGCTCCATCTGCTAAACCCGTAACCGTTGTATCATATAGAATTTCACCTGCTGCGCCTGGAGTTGCATCTGCCCCAGTTATAGTAATTTTGGTTGTAAAGGTGGGTGCGGTTCCAAATACTGCTACTCCTGTACCTGTTTCGTCATCAAGGGCAGCAAGCAAGCCAGCGGAGTCGTCTAATTCTCCCTCAAATGCTGCGTCTGCGGATGCTATATCGTAAAAATCCGTGCCAGCTTCGAGGTCTAATTGGCTTCGCACAGTTGCAGGAGCCACAAATGCCAAATCAGAATTATCATCATCGCTGGTAAGCATATAATAGTTACCACCAGAGGTAACAACTTCATAGGTATCCGCTGCCGTTTGTGCAATAATAGAAACATCTGCTTCAGTAAGACCTACGATAGAGGCAAGAGCAGCGTGTTGGGCTTGGACAGCTACACCTATATCGCCAGAGACCACAATGTATTCATCACCAATCCAGAGTTGGGTTGAGCCCGCTCCATTTGTGGCATCATCAATCTTGTTGGCATCCTGGTCTGTCCCTATTGCAACCCCATTGGTTATCGCAGGTGTACCAGAAATGGTTTCGAGTGTGAGAGTGGTAGGTATATCTCCGTCTTCCAATGCCCTGAAAGCAGGAGCCGCGCTCGCACCATTGGATTCAAGGAAAGTGCCGTTTGCCCCGAGAGTTATCTGTTGAATAAATGGATCTGCAGCATCTGAGTAGAACATTCTCCAGGCTGTAGGGCCTGCCAAGGTTTGTAAGTCAGTATCTACCACAAAATCTATGTCATTGGTTGCATCCTGATAGGTAACACTAACACCTGTTTCAGTACCCCCAAGCATGGCTCCAACCCAATCTTGCACTTCTTCTTTAGATCCTCTCCATCCTTCACCTTTAAATCCCATAAATAATGTAATAGATAGGATAAATAAGAATCCAAACAGAACTCCTTTATTTAAACCTTTCATGTTGATCTCCTTATGTGCTACACAGAATAGCAGTTACAGTTATAGTGTCTGATGTACCCGTTTCTGAGCATTTGATTTTCAGGGATTCGCAAGGTAAGGGGGAGAAATCAACCATATCTATTCCATCACTCCCTGGCCCACTATTTTTAAGTTGTCCAGAAGCTATAGCCGTACCGTCATCAAGTACATAATGCTCTCCATCTGGTGAACTCTCATACTCAAACTTTGCCGTACCATCCCCTGAAACATCCCAATATAATGAGAAATGAGAATGTACTTCCGGTATGGCAATACCCTGACTTGTATAAGTCCCACTCGCTACTATTGTTTCTGCGTTTATTACTGTTTTGTGCATTGTTGCCTCCTAATAAAAAACCCATCCATGCCCAATGCACGGATGGGTTAAAGTTAAAACTATGTTAGGTTAGGTTATTCTCTTAATTCTGGCAAATTAGGTGCCAATATCTCCATTTCTTTTTTATTTGGTTCTCTTCCATGTTGTGAAACAAACTTTTGTATATTTTTAATATCTCCCATTTTATCATATATTTCCTGCTTTTCCTGAAATACTGTATCTAAAGCAGAAAAACCAATGCCCGATAAGTATGCTCTCCACTTCATTTCGGGTCGTTCATCATCAAGTGTGATTGGCTGTGCATAAATACGGTTCAATTCATTAAGGAATGGGAAAGCTGTTTGGAAAGCGTGTCTCCATTTCTTATCCATTCCTAACATCATTTCACCTGTTTCTTTATTCATAATCTTATCAACAATATGCCAATCAGTCAGCTTGCTCTGTATTTTTTTAGGCAGATAAGCTACCCAAAAAGGGGCAGTCCCCATATCCATAGGATATTCTTTGATTTTACTGATTTCAGGGAATGTCTTTATATTAAGACCCACCTCAGCTAATAGCTTGTATGGAGACATTGAACTTACCCAATGCCTTATGCTGCTAAGTCTGTTAAATTCCTGTGGAGGTAAATCTATAGACATATACATTGGCTTGCCCTTAGATGTTTTAAAGGGCGATTGAACATAAAGCAATTCTTGAAAGTAATCTGGCTTTAATCTTAATTCCTCTTGTGTCTCTGGCTCTTGAAAAGCTCGTGTCCCTTTAGCATAAGCCTGATATTTTCGGGGTTGGCTTAAAACATTTTGAATCTGGAGAGGGATATTTTTACGACTCCAGGTATAAAATGGAAATACTCTTCTCATAACTTTCTTTTCAAAATCAGTCAATTCAGTATAGTCAAAAAGGTATTTTCTGACACTCCGAGAAGCATCTTTAAAACTTTTACCCTTAGCAATCTGATCTAAAAAGGTAGCTATACGAGAATTATCTTCTATCATTACACCAAACTTCCTACCAAGTTTCATAGGATTAAGGTGTCGTAATTTGCCATGATTTATAATAGATTCTAATTCATTAAAATAAGTTACTGGAATGTCAGCACCAGCCCACCCTTTCCCATGTATGCCAAAATCCTCTATGGCTTTTTTAATCTCACCATAGCTGAAAATTTTGTTACCCAGTTTAATTTCTTTTAAAGCGCCTGATTGTATACCTGCAGCCTGGATAAATCTTTGTGGATTATTAACACCCGCTAACCATGCCTGCCACCAGTTAGAGTACATATTTCTTAAATGAAAGGGCAACCTCATAACGGTTGCCATGCCCTTCCATGCATTTTGACCCTTATCAAATAATTTCCAGAATCCTCTTGTAGCAGGATCACCAGAGAATAAAGCTGATGCTCTGTTCATATCTCTTGCTACTGATTCAGGCATCATATACGTTGGAACCTTCCCACTAACACCAACCATTCGCCTTAATTGAACTTCACTAAGAGAACTAACATCAATAAGGTCTTTTTCCAAAAATTGTTCTGATAATGATGTCTTTGTTATTTCTGACTTTTCTGTTATCTCTCGGATAATATCGTCAACAGCACTTGAACCACCAGCCTTTAACTTAGATATATAGACATCTGCTTCCCCAGTAGTCATGCCACGATTTGTAAGAGCATCACGCATAACACCTTCAAGTTTAGCAGTTGGGCCGCTTTCAGCAAGTTTAACACCACCTGTTATAGTTGTCTCAGTAGTTTTCTTAACTTCAGATATTTTCTCTGTTTTAATTCTAAGGTCTTGTAATTTGTCAGCTAATCCACGAAGATTTCTGACAAAATTTGGTTCTAAATACTCCTTACCATAAAACCTTAACGCCCCTTTAGGCAGATAAATTCCCTGTCCTTCGGGCACAACTTTAGTTCCTGCCTTAACCTTCATGCCAAATTCACTTAGTGCGTTATCAACAAACTGTTTTTTTGCTATGACATTGACCTGTTCTAACCTTCTTATTCCGAGAGATTTTAAGATATTCTCTTCTGGCTTATAGACTGCACTTTGAGCCTTAGCATAATTTTTTAAGTCCTTAAAATCTGTAACTTGTCCTTTACCAAAGGCATCTGTTAATCCATATTGTGCTATCTTTTCATTAGCTTCTTCTATTGTTTTGGCTTTTGAAATATCTAAAAATTCATCACTTAATCCTTTAGCATCTTCAAGGGTTTCAAACTTGCGTTGTTTAAGGAAAGAAGGTTTTTTAACTTTATCAAATAATCCAGGCGGGAGTTTCCCAGATACTATATTGATACCACGTTCAGGGTAATAATGAGCCATATAGGGAATTTCTTTTTGTTTCCATTTAGCGGCAGTATCAGCAGTAATAATATTCTTTTCCACTCCTTCATCTATAAGACCATCAAATCTACTTCCAATCTGTTCAAGTTTTGTCTGCAATTTATAGGGCATATCAGCAACTTTATCGGGATGCTCTCTGAAATAAGAGAGTCTTTTCATATCATCTGTATTTAAACCCTTGCTTAAATATTTAATATCATCAAGGATTCTCTCTTGCTCTGCCTCTAATCCTTTTTTGGCATAGTATTTCATCTCATAATAAGGTTTTGGCAGTCCTGCACTTGGAATAAAACCTTTTGCCAGTTTTGTTTCCATAGCCTTTTCAGCCGCTTTTGTTGCTTTAACGGCTTTAATGCCCTTGCCTGTGCCCTTTGCAATAACTCCCATTGGTATATAAGTTGTTGGATCTGCAAATATGGCTAAAGAAAGTCCCATAGCTTTTTGTTTCCATTTACCCCATTCAGGGAATAAGGCAGGCATCAATTCATCATAGGTTCCTTTTTCTTCACCCTTTAATCCCTTAATAGCAGACTTTACATCAAATGGTTTGCCAAGCATGTAGTCCTTTGCCAAAGCAGCAGAGGCATATTCACCCCTTGAGAGAACGTCTATCATCTTACCGAGTAAGGTTCCACCACCTATCTTTGCTTCTTCAGCAACCTCTAAAACTGGCTTCGCTCCCCACTCAGTTTTAGATTCTAAAGAAGGAAATCCTGCTTGCTCTCTTTCTCTATATTGAGAAATAGCATTATCAAATGCTTGTTGTATTTCAAGTCTTGGCATTATTTTTCTTTATAAGCATTTATAATTTCAATTAACTCTTTAGTGGTAGCACCTGCCATTCTTGCTGCTTTAATTCCGTGTTGCAATTCTATTTCAACACCTAAATCTGTCATTACAGTCTGTTCAATCCGGGCTATATCGTTTTTATCAAGTCTCTTTTTCTTTCTTTCAATATTCATAGTATGAAAAAGACCCTGTAATCTTGCCCGTCTTTTTTCAGGAGCAAGTGTTTGAATAGCACCCATAACACCTGGGGGAGTCTTAAATTTGTTAATATAGTTTTGAATAATAGTTTCTTTGGCGGTTTGAGGTTCACCTTTAGGTTCTTTACCCAACAATTTTATCTGCTCTGGTGTTGCTTTCTTCTCAACAAATGCTTTTCTTGCTTGTTCTAATGTTGATAATCCTTTCTTTTCTTTCCCCCTCTCAGGATTAAAGTAATAATTTTTATCCTGGAGCTTAAAACTTGGATCACCAGCAGGATAATTAGCGTCAACAGGAATCAATGTCTTATCTGCTATCCACTTGGCTATTTGCTCATTTTTAATGTTGTCAGCTTGGAATGAGTTTATTATGCTAATTCTGCCATCTTTTCCAATTTTCGCAAAACCCTTCTCACCCATCTTAACCAAACCATGTTCATCATAAAGGGTTTTTCCGAGTGATGGTTCTGGTGCTTTTTTCCCCTCTTGCGTTTTTCTAAACCTTCTATCCCATTCTTTGTTTGCTGCCTTTATTTTCATTTTATCAATTTCTACATGTTTCTTTAACAACTCTTCTTGCGTCTTGTGTTGTATGTATGCGCTAAGAATAGGTTGTAGGTTTTGAGCGAAATAGCCCATTGTAGACATAGCAGGTCTACGATATTCAGTTGGAAAATTATATACTGTCATAATTAAACTCCTTTATGTTCCTAAATCATACCCTCCGCCATAGCCACTAGTAGCGTCAGCACCATATGTTTCATAACCCGCTGCTGGCGCTTTGGCAGCAAACTTAGTATATTTATTTTGTAAGGCAGTTATTTGGGCTTGTAAAGCCTTGGCTTGTGCAGTTTGCGCGGTTCCTGTCGTTGCCGGGCTTATTGTTGGAGCAGTGCTTGTGAGCAAATCAGAGTAGGTTAGTGGTAACATAGAGGGTAACATTTGATAAGGCAGTTTTTGTCCCTCCCATGCTTGCTCTTGAGCCATTAACATTCCTGGTTGCATCATTCCCCATGCAGTCTGTGCCATTGCAGGGGCAGCCTTTTGCGCATACTGAGCAAACACATCTGCCGCTCCACCACCAAAGGCTGGCGTTTCTCCACTACCCATAGCTCCTAATTGTCCCTGTCCAGCAAGACCTTCTCTTGCCATTGCCATACTAGCCTTATAAGGTTCTTCTATTCCCGCCCTTACATTTTCATCAAGTCCACTATACCATCCGGCAGTAGGCATGGTTGGTTGAGCAGGTGTTGGCATTTGCCCCCCAAACAATTCTGTGGCCATAGGCTGCATCATATCGTACATTGCTTTCTGTTGGGTGCCTTGATATTCTTTATAATATAACGGTAAAGGCGCCGAAGCTGCCTTTGCTGCTTTTGCTTGCTGCTTACTCTGATAATAGGCTAGTGCTGCTGCTGCTGCTGTTCCCCATCCCATTTTTATCTTCCCCCTATAATTCTTTTACATGAATGGACATATTCACTTTTAATTGTTTTGATGCCCAAACTGTCTAATATATTTTTAAAATGTTCACCCAGCTTTTTTGTTTGAGAATGAAACATTGCGTATTTAAGATTATTCTTTTCTAAAAACTCTGGAAATTTCTCATATAATTGCGTTATAAGCTCTTTATCCTTATCTTTCATATAAACAAATGACCATACACCCGTAGAGTAATATGGTGCTGCTGCTATATGAAAGCTGATAATGCCTATACACTTCCCATCTTTAATAGCTCCCCATATTTCACATCCGCTATACATAAAATATGACATTAAACTATGAGCAGACATTCCAGGTGTTTTGAGTATATCAGCAAACTCTACAACAAGAGGCCATACTTGCTGTTGGAGGTAGTCAGGATTATTCACTAGGGCTATTTGCTTTTCCATTAGAGATAATTTCTCCTTATAACTAAAACGTAAACTGTACAGGATGCTAAATCTATCGCTCCCCCTGTATTATTTGCCAAAATACAGGTCACGGTATTTGCTGCTGTGACTTGTGCATTAAGCACTAAATCAACAATATCTATACTGAGGGATGCTATTGCAAAATCTCCCAATGCTGCACCGGTAACTGTTACTTCTTTGGCTTCTTCATCTCCATCTGCTATCGAGGCAGCATCCCAGGTGTCTGATCCTGTATAACTTAAATTGAGTTGTTCTTTTAACCTCTCAGCCCATACAGCCAAATTAGGATCATCGGTTTGTAGTTGCTGTATCTGCATTAATACTTCCCCTGTGTAACATAGCCAAATTTAATATCATTCACGCTGAACGGCTCACTCTTTAAATTAGTACCCCATTTAATTTGATGTAATCGTGCTGTTTGATCTGGATATATTACAGGATCAGATGGACTATTCATACTGATTGAACCAAGAGAAATCCATGTTTCCTGTTCAAGCTCACCTACCGTATCTCCACCACGCCACCAAAAGTCTATGCTTGCATTAATCTTTTCAGCTATGCTTATCCATATTTCTAATAGTCGGGTGAAGTATCTGGTATCAAAAGGAATGATGGGCTCTATTCTATAACCATCCCAATCAGAAGCATTATCACCTTCAGATGTAGAGGAATATAAATGTCCATTACTGTTGCCAAAAACAAGAGAAGGAGATTCATTAATATAATATGCCCATGCATGCTGTGTAGGCCATACATCATCAGTTAGAATAATAAGATCATTCCATGTCAAAGTAGACATTAATTGCCATACATCCAAACATCTTGCTGCCTTATTTTCATGGCGCCATTGGCCTGTCTTAGTATTATAAAATATTATTTTGCTTGGAGTGATGTCGCTATCAACCGGAATATTCCATGCTATTTCATTGGTAAAAGGAATTTGTTTACCAGTTATTAAATTGTAGTATGTGGCAGGTATCCTGTTTATCATGCCCTCATAATCATCTGAGATAACGATAGGTTCATTCACACCGTTAAATTTATAAAACCCCCTGTTTTTGTCAAAGGCATAGAGGTTAATTCCATCTGATACTATGCAAGCATGATTAATACTTCCCCATCCCCTCAATATCCTTACCGCAGTAAACACAGGAGTTGAGCCTGAGTAATAGTCCATCCGCGTAATGTCTTCTTCACTAAAAAGAAAGCCCGTGTTATGCCCCAGTTTGTTACATCCTGTTAATGGTGCGTCACCCTCGGGTTTATAGAATTGATTGGCCGCTGCAAATTCCAAGGTAGCCCATGTAGGTAAAGCTCCTGTATATCTCACATCCAGATTACCATTTGTCTGATCTGAATATACACCAATAATCATATTAGCAAGGTGCATCAAATATCTAAATTTATATTCTGTACCTGACAGAATAAGTTTGGTTGTATTAGCATCTCCATGCTTCCACTTATAAGGTGTGTGTTCTCCTCTATCAGCGAATATTGCATATCCACCGAAATTAATTATGGAATAAAGATCAACATCATCTGTGGCAAAGGTTGTAGTGCCTGCATCTTCTATTGCTACCGGATCTCTGCCCGTAGCTCCACCATAAACATAAAATTTACCATTATCCCAATAAAGATGGTTTCTGTTTGTGCCATCCCAGAGTTCCATCAATCCTAAACATTTAGTTTTCTGGGCGGTTGCACTATTACTCCATTGCGCCCTGCCAAATGACTTTGAACAGGAATCCTTTTCCCTATTAAGGTCAAAGTTCTGTCCTCCTACATCATGGGTCAAGAAAATAGTTTCACTTATTGCTTCATAAAGTGTAGGGCTATCTATAGGGCAATTATTCTTTGTTCCCAATAATGGTTTAATCGTGAGATAATTCATGTTGACAAATGCTTTAAAATAAAGTATCCTTTCCTAAAAAAGGAGGTAATGTAATGAAAAAATTATTTTTATTATTAATTTTTCTATCCTTTCTATTTTCCTGTGCATCCTATACCTGTCTTGATGAGGCTCTTGATACAGCCAAACAAATAGAGACCAAAAACAATCTCATATTTGCAGAAGGCATTGTATGGCCTGATACCCTTCATGTTCAATTATGGCTCTATAATGATGATACATTCAAAATTCTCTCTGGTCACTTATTTGAAGATAAGTGGCAATTCCAAGCTAATGAGTTTTATACCTATGATACTTATATGTCTCATGTAAGCGATTATTATCTCCACGAAATGTAAGGTCTTGTCGGTACTATTATTTTATCTGTTAAACCTACTACTGGAGCAGCTCCAAAGGGATTGCTTTTAACAATTCTTATTTCGTCTAAATGACCATCAAAATAATAGTCATTATGTACCCCATCGCCACCTATGTATAAAGATCCAGTAAAAGTAGCTGTATCCGCATCAGATGTATGTGCAACCTGAGTACCATCTTTATATATGCCATATTCATTCCCTACTTTACACATGGCAACATGATGCCAATCAGTATCGGTAATTTCACCGCCATAGTCTATGTTTAATATAAAATCTCCTTCATCTCTTACATAAAACCTTATACCATTGCCGTGATAATGGCTTAATGCCCACCTATCATGGTTTCCACCGGGTTCAACTTGACGTATATAATTTTCTGTCCCCACATGATCGTCATGCTTTACCCACAAATCTATTGTAAAATCAGTGGAAATATCCCAATCAATACTATCAGGAATTGATAAATAATCTCCCGTGCCATCAAATAATGCCGAAGCTCCTCCCCATTTACTCTGGGCTGTATCTACCTGTGCATTCCCATTCGCTGTTACTGTATGATTGCTTGGTGAAGAGTCAGGAAAGGATGTGGCTGCATCTGTACCATTACAATGCAATAGTAGAACTGGCTTTTGATTTACCAATAAATCCCTGCTATCATTAGTTACCCTTGCAGAACTTCTATCCCAAGATATTATCATATTAACTCCAAGCGGTTTCTATGCCCACAGAAGCGGCATACTGAATAACCACACCAAATAACCAGGCATCTTCTGTCATGTCGTCTGTACCAGAAACGTTGCGGGATATTTTTAGGTTAATGAAATGCTCTGCCGCTGGAGTTCCATTAATGGTTACTGCCGGGGTTTTAGCTGTAACGTGTATATCTGCATCCTTGCCAGCCAAAACTGTATCAGAAATTACCTCTCCTGCATCTGTATAGGCAGTATCAATGGCGTCATCATCGGTTATTGAAATCCCTTGTATTTGCCATTCAACTGTATCTCCGGCAGTACATGCTGAATCCCCAGGAGCCCAATAGAATTTAGCTAAGATTGTTGAGAGATCCCAATTTTCTGGCATAACAAGATTAACAGAAATATATTCTTCTGTAGCTCCATCAAAGGCATAATAGGGTATCATAACATCATTGGTTGCATATTCCTTTATTCCTGCCTCTGCACCATTAGTGCTTAAAGGAACCATTGCCCCAGCACCAATCCAGATAGTGTTATATTTACCTAAAACATCAAAATTTTCTTCAATATCAGGCACATCAGCACTTATGGCATTAGCTAATGCTGGTTTTCCAGCGTTCCAAGTCATATTATTTTCTCCTTAATTTTGATTACTTCTTGCAGACGCTTCCTCAAAGATACTAATTGCCCTAAACCCTCTTTCTTTCCACCTTCTCCGTGCATCTACCTTTATACTCCTGCCTAACCCATCAATCCATTTGGATTTATACCACTTAGCCCTTTCCCAATCTTGAATCGATTCACAGGCTTCATATATGGCATAATCACAACATCTGAATCTCTCTACTTCAGGCAAGAAACTAAAGTCTGTAGAGGTATTATCATCTCCTGACCTGTCATATTCCAGTTCAATAATGGGAGTACCGTTTACAGGCGGGCAGAGCCATAATTCCATATTCTTTATACAGGTAATGATGGGTTCGTTATTGCTTTCTTCATCAACATCGGGAAATTTGAGGTCAAACTTATTAGAAGGCCATATCTTGAGTTTTCTATCATTTGTAGTATCTTTTATGCTAACATCTCCACCAGTATAATCTGGAGGCAGAGATAGCCTGTAATCTCCCGCAGACAGTGTTGCATAAGCAAATCTGCGGGAGAATGTATAAGATTTAACCTGCATAAGTTCTTCTTTAGCCCGTATACACCACCTCTGGACGCTTGCCAATGTTGGACTTGTGGATGTAGATAAAGTTCCACGTTTCAACTTGCTTTCAATTTCAGTTACCATTTCGGTGATACTGGCAAGAGTGCCTGCCGTGAAACTAACGATAGGAAATTCAGTCCAGGCTGTTGAAACCGAAGTGGTCGCGTCAGTAATTGACATAACCTATCCTCCTTATGTGCCTATGGCCCATAGTTCACATTGATCGCCAATATCTGCACTTATAATAAGCATATCAATGTATGGGCCTGAACAGGTGCTTAAAAACCAGTCACCTATATCCGCACTGGTCATTGTAGCTCCTTGGACCATTACATGATCGAAATTGTTCATACCGCAACTTGCCGCTGTTACCGTAATACCTCCCGCTACTGCTGAAGCTACAGTAATCTCAAAAGCTCTGAATGCTTTTCCACCTACTTGGCCTCTTGCCTTTTCACTTATTGTTAATATTGCCATTTTTCTATCCTCCTTATGTGCCTATGGCCCATAGTTCAAACTGATCATTAGCGTCAAGACTGGTAACATTCATATCAATGTAAGCACCCGAAACTGTACTTAGGAAAAAATCACCTATATCCGCACTGGTCATTGTAGCTCCTTGGACCATTACATGATCGAAATTGTTCATACCGCAACTTGCCGCTGTTACCGTAAGTGAGCCTGCGGTTGAAGTATCGGTAGTAATCTCAAAAGCCCTGAATGCTTTTCCACCCATACTTTGTCTTGATTTTTCAACTATTGTTAATGCCATCTTTCTTTCCTCCTTTACTTTAAATAAAATTTTAAACTGCTTGTTGTATCTATAGACCTTAGTGGATCACAACTTGAATATAGTAATGGTGATTCATCTAAAATGAATCTCTGGTCGCAATCCTCACAAGGCAATCCCTCAAAATCACCTATCCTATGCCGTGCTCTTAGATCATTGTATGCCTCCCCTTTTAAGATTTTCTCTAAACTCTCTTTATGAGCATCTCCTAATACTATTTCCGCATCTGTGATGAAACAGCAAGGAATAACTTTTCCATCCCATTGAATCTGAATTGGCCCCCTTTCTGGCCTGCCACATGAGAGCAAATGGTTAGATGTTTTTTCCCTATATTTTTTAAGCGTTGACCAATTATGAGGTCTCCATATTTCAAGATCATCAACCATGCCTTCCCAATAATTCCGTACCTGCTGGACTGTTTCCCCGTTCATCGGTATTACTGTAAGAGATATTTTTCTATCAGGGTAAAATTCATCTTTAATTCTTTTCGTATCTTCAAGATTATCAGTTGTCACTTTCCAGTTAAGTTTTCTATGAACTTTTTCATAATTCTCTTTGTTGATTGCATGGATGCTAAATCGTATATGTGTTAAACCTGCATAAAAGAGATCATGCATCCTACTGGAAAAACATCGAGAACCATTAGTTGTAATAAACGTTTCAAGCCCTAAATCTGTGCAATATTGTATCTTATCTTCTAAGTCGAGATCGAGTAAAGGTTCACCAAACCCGAAGGGAGAGATAAGTTCTGCACCCGTATCTTTTGCTTGATCCACCAATTCCTTAAAAAAGTTAGTATCCATAATACCCTTTGGTCTGATCATGGTATCATGAGCACACATGGCACATCTGGCATTGCAAATATTTGTTGTCTCGATTCTGCATTCAGGGTTAATCAACTGCATAGCATTTGTATCCTGCTTAAATTTCTTTCTGCATACTTAACTCTTCTCACCAAATAAGGATTGAATCCTGCCTTCCTTGCAATCCTGTCAAGGGTACTCACTTTAAAAAACCAAAAGTGCAGACTGTTAAACTCATCATGTGATTTATCCAAATAATCAAACTCATCTGCATCCGGCACTTCAATAAATACTGTTCCGTTATCTTTTAGATCATGTTCTTTTATATCCTTCAATGTTCCAATAGGATCTATAAAGTGTTCCAATACATGAACAAGTGTTACAAGGTCACTATTTCCAAACATTCCTTTTTTATAAAATCCATTAAAACAATTAATGTTCAGCTTATTGTTTATAAATGTCGCTGATTTACGTTCAGGTTCAATACAACATACTGTGGGAATAGTTTTCCTCATCTCATAAGGAAAAACACCCAATCCACTACCTATATCCAACATTGACTGTGGTCTTTTCTCTGCTATGTTGTGTGATAGCCAAATACATCTAAGCCTATTTTCTGATACTGGAAGAGCTTGTATTCTTTCAAATTCTTCTGCTACGCTTGTGCCTCGCATATTGCTGTCACGATATTTCAAATAAGCATTTTCTATTTGATCTTGCTTTAGCCCCGTATTGTTAAAATAAAGTCCGCATTGCTCACAATGCCACCACGTTCTATGGCTCATGGCTAAACCAATAGCATCAAGGTATTTATCCGGCTTTGTGTAAGAATAGACTGGCTTAAATCTATCATTTCCACAGAGATAACATTTCATTTCTTTCTCGCAAGCAGTGGAATATACATCTTAAATCTTCTGGGGCTTCTCTCATTTGACTTTTTATTTTTCTTCATTATAGCCAGTTTTACTTTTGTGCCTGCAATACACTCTGTGCACATACCCCACAGTGGTATATCTAAACCAACCAATGGAGCACCGCACCCTATACAGTTTCTTTGAGTTAGTGGATCATCCATTATCTTTCATACCCGTATTTTTTAGTTATCATTCCCACTTCATCAACTTTAGGAACAAACTCACCCTTAAAAAATGGGTTAGTTGCTTTGACATTATCTCTTACAATATGTTCTCTTTCTTCCTCAAATTCTTCTAATTTTTCCTTATAGTGCTTTTCGCAATACCAACTATGATATGGACTTTTATCCAAAAACTTAAAGGCCGGTTCACCGCATTTAGTACATACTTCCTGAACTGGCGCGGAATCCAATTCTGCTTTATGAGTCGGATAACATTTCTTACAGTATCCGTCTAATTCCTTAGAGCCAAACCGCCCACAGCCTGGACACCTGGTAGCATTACCTCTGGTTGCCATAAAGCCTCCTTTGCTTTTAAAAATTCCTGTACTGCATCTTTAAACATTCGTGTATGCCATCTCGGACAAACCTCATCATAAAGATACCAATTTGCATCTTTTCTTAATTCCTTATCCCTAAATTTCATATCCTTATTCATAACACCTGCAATACCGCTTTCAGAGCAATTATAGTAATGATAAGCAACCTCGCTTTTTGCATTTAAAAGAACATTCCCTTCAATCCATGTTTTGTAAACCCACAGTGTAGGGGAAGTTCCTACTATATCCAATGTTATGTTATATCTGTTAAGATCACCTGTATAAATCAGGGATGGTATTAAACTAAACCCAAGCCACTTTTTACCGGCACTGGCCTCATCTCTTCCTGTACCTGTACCTTTTGCATTACTTGTATAATCCCCATCGGCATAATAAGATTCTCTTTGATCTTCCAATTTTGTCTGAATAGGATATGAAAGATCATTTCCCAATGCCATAAATGTAGTAGTATGCAAAAATCTTAAACCAATGGAAAAGAGGGTATTCAATACATTTCCGCCTTGCAGTATTTCATGGTTTATAGCTTTCTTTCTGGTTGCTTTTTCAAATACTTTATCAAGACCTTCTGTCGCTGGCATATAAAATCGTATTTCTCTACCCTGTTTTGACCATTCCTTTAAAACTTTTGGTGAACAATGAAGCCCTGTTAATAAAATTGAGTTCTGTCCTTCAGGTGGAATATCTGTATTTAGCTGATCCATAACCACATCACTTCCATCTACTAGAGAAACAAAATCGGGAATAATTCCCATAGCAAGAAGCGGTTTGTACATATGGTTAGATGCTGCTATAATAAAATCTCTATCTTCCCAATTCTTTATTCCATCAAAATCAGTTACTTGTTTAAGTATATTTTTATTCTTGTTGAAACTCTGGCCTGCTCCTACTCCTATTAATGCCTTATTTTTGCCAAGACCAATACAATCTTTCCTTACAGAACCATGCTTTTTCCAGAGTTTATTTTTTATGTTTTTCTCAATATTAGCAGTCCATAATTTCTTTAACCAACCTGTCGTTTTTACATTAGAACGACCTATATGATCCCAAGAGAATTTAGAAATTACACCATCAAACTCAGGACATATTTTTACAACATTTTCGTATTTTAATTTTTCTTTAGCTTTAGACATTATTTTATATGTGAGGCGGGGTTTAATGCCGCCTCACGGTTAAGGTTAATACATCAGGATAATTTGGTGAATAGCCCGTGCTGGCCATTACTATATCCCCTCATCTCAAAAGTAAACTCAGAGATAATCTGCCAGTCATCCATATCCCCAGCCTTACCAAGTTTTTCCATGATAGCCTTCCGGCCTTTCTTTGCCCTAAGCTGACATTTGCTCGTATCAATTACAAATGCCATATTCTTCGGAACTCTTTTCATGGGTTGAATACCAATCTCAACATTCACTTCGGTCATATACTTGGATATATAACCGCCACCCCTGCCATCTCTGGGAGCCATCCTGATTCTGTTCTTATCCCATTGTGTAAACTTCGCACACTGGTCTTTATGACCAAAAAAGGTCAAATTCTCAGAACCATTTTCCCAGCAGGCTCCAACAACTTTATTAACCGCTGTTTCAGTAAGGGTTGTGGTAGATGTATCGATGTAATCGCCTGATCGTCCGCCCAAGAATCCAAAGACACCTGACATCAAACCAGCAACAGTTGAGGAACGAGTTAATACTCCACTATTATAAAGAGTAAATCGTTCCCGGTCTCGCTGCATTTCTTTCAACCGCATTAGAATTTGATGTTGATCTTCTCTGCCGATTGCATACATATCAGTACTTTTCATACTTCCGGTGATCTGAACATCCTGTCTCAATATCATCATAGCATTAGAAACTACTGCTCTTGCTCTCGGTGTTCCTGGCCTTGGTAATGACCCTTCACCAGCCGCTGCCCCAAGAATCCAGATTTTATCAGCAGTCGAAATAGACGTTTTATCCGTTAAATCACCTGCACAGCACAATACTTCAAAAGTAATCGTGCCAGTCGCAGTTGTTACAGATAAAACTCCTATAATATTATGCTCACCATCTGCTGAAGCGTAATGATACATAACTGTTCCTTCTACTATCTGTTTCAGGGCTTCTGTGCTTGTTAAATTCTCAACGCTGGCAACTACAATACTTACAGCTGCAGAACCTACAGCACCTACGGCTTTGATGTAGCCAGTTCCCAAATCCTCAGTAATCCACTCAATAGAAGTAGCACCTGACTCCGGCCCCCATCCAATCGCATTCACAAATGGAGTTTCCATCACAGCAAGCAGATCCAATACATCGGATACATCACGCTTGTCAGTCAAACTAACTATGTCAGTAGTCGCATTCAGGCCACCACGATCTGTAGCAGCCGATATTCCCCAATAATCTATAGCCATTAGATTTTCCTCCTTTCTTTTATATTTTCAGAGAAATTTATCCCTTAAGAGTAGCTTCGAGAGCCTTCATTTCGTCTGCTTCAGTAAGAAGCTGACCCTTATCGAGTTTCTCTCTTAATTCCTTCAGAACCGTCTTGTTTTCTAAAGTTGTAACACCAGGTATGCTTACAGTCTGTGTACCAGCTTCCTCAACATGGAGTGCACCATTTTTAGTACCCCCCTGCAATGTCTTGATGGTATCAACCGACCTCTTTGCAATACCCTTATAATATGTCCTCACAACATTATTGTAAGACTTTACAGGATTAGCCTGCCCTTGCTGTATCTGAAATATAAAGTTAGAGTCTTTTAATTTCTCTTCCCATATATCTTTCACCAAGTGATAATCCTCATCATTTTGGATTTCACTCCACATATCATTTACAGTCTTTTGAATTTCAGCTTGAACTTTAGCTTTCTTCTGATCATGTTTATCGAGTACCTTTCCTATAATACTCTCTAAATCAGGTGATTGCTCATTTTCGCTGAACTCATTTCCTGTTTGTCTTGGGTTTGATATAAGCATCTTTAGCTCGGCTATTTCTTGCCTTGCATTACCTAACTGGTTTGACAGGTTGCCCGCTTCCCTGCTTGCTGTAAGTTTACCCTGCAACTGCTCGGTATTCGTAACCCCTGCCTTTTCAAGTTCGGTTATTAATGCATCTATATCTGTTGTGGGATCTTCTACTTTTGCCTCTACTTTTGCCTCTGCCTCTGCCTCTGATCCTTCCTTCTGTATAGTCGGATCTTCGGTTACTACTTTTTCCTCTACCATCTTATTCTCCTTCCCTTTTTGGTTTGGTTTTACCCTTACCCTTTAGGTTAGTTAAAATTTGCCATTTGCTGCGTTTCTTTATCCATCCGGAAGGATTTAAAAGAAATGCAATCATCTGGTCTATGTTATAATATGTTCTCTGGATTACATCTTTCTCTTGAATACCAAGATCGGTGTGTTTCCGTGAAAACATATCGGTTGCCATCGTTCCCCTGATTGTCATCAGGGTATCCCTTAAAAATTGCCATTCTTCTGTCTTTAATATCCTTTGATAGTTTGCAAGCCTTCGCTGGTATTCTTCTTCTTTGTCAAAAAGTTCTATGAATTGGTTAAGCAGATTTTTCAGAATCTTTCTCCTTTTCTAATTTTTTTTTCAATTTTTCTTCAAAATCAAGATCATCATTCAACTGTTTAACACCATGATAATATACTCCATCCATGCCATCACCTATAGTGCTTGAGCGAAAATTGTTTTCTCTATTCATATAGGTAAATAAATCCATCATTTCTTATTCTCCTATGGCCTCCTGTTTAATGGCTTCGAGTGCCATATCGTATCCAAATTCCTGATGTGCAAGAGCTGAGTCTTCCTTGAAATCCTGTTGGCTGATTGCCAACTTGCCCTGTGTCTTTAATTGCTCTAATCTCTGCTTACCCTGTTGTTCGGCTTGTTCTGCCATCATCTGTGCTTTTTGCTGCTGTTGTATTTCCTGCATCATCTGTTGAGGTGCTTTTAAAAGTAAATCAACCTCCCGTATATCCATTAACTCCATAATGGTTTTCAGCATTTGGTACTGGTTGACCCAAGGGTTTTGCTGCCACATTTGAGCCATTTGCACTAACTGTTGTGCCCTCACGCCCTTACTTAATGCTGGCTCCATTGCCGAATACCGTGCCGAAAAGTCAAAATCAGGATGAATATCACTTCCGAATATCTGCCCGAAAGACTGTCCATCCTGCCCGCCTTCCCTGTCCATTATCCTGTATTCAAAACCACTTGGAAGATGGAAGGTATTAAGTACCATCATATATTTTAACAGGGGACGTATCCCAAGATAATCCATGCTCATAAGCATAAGTTTAGCTCTTGCCTCGCCCATGCTTTGAATTGATTGCACCACACCTACCCTTTCCTGCCTTTGTGGAGTTTGGCCCATATTATATGAATACTGCCCTGTTAAGTCCTGTATGGTGTGTTCGTAAAAATTCTCTTGCTCCATAAAAAGATTTGAGTGCATATCGGGAATAACTATCGGCTCTACTTCATCCTTCATTGCAGGTATAATTCCAAAGGGTTTCCATACAAGAGCTTCAGGGTCAATGTCCGCCTCTGGATCTACCCGCAACATCTGGTTAATCATCATCATTACGTTCTGCATTCTGAGATTACCAAGAGTATTAATCTGCTCTTGTAAACCCTTGCATAACCGAACAAGTCCCAAATCCCAATACATCTCAGGGTGCATATAACAACCAATGTCAAACAAGGGACGTATGCCATGATCGTTTTTCTGGATAGATACTATTGTCTTGTAATTTGCTATGTGGATAATGGCTTCTTCTTCACGCCCTTTTATCTTATATCCTGAGCCAACTTCATAAGGGTGTTCATCGAAGATTAATTTTGTATATGCTTCAATTATGTCAACTTCTGGTGTTTTTCGTTCATCTTCAAGTTCTGTCTGTTGTAATCCTCCCTCAATTTCTAAGCCCTTCACAAATGCTTCATCTGAATCCTTAGCATAAACCCCTGCGCCCCCTCCAGGTTGCCAGGGGACTTCTTTAATATTTTTATAAATACCTTTTGCTTCCTGTTGCTTAAGATAATCCAGACTACGCTTATAAATTAAAAAACAGGCTGGCATTTGCTGGATAGAACGATATTGAGGATGTGGTAGAAAAGTTTTGTTGTGTAAAACCTCGACATAGGGTCCATCGTAGATAGTCTGCATTTCCTGGCTAATATAGTCTACGATGTCCATACCCTGAAAATTGCCAAAACTATCAAAATTGGGTTTTGGCAAAGCTATTCTTTTGGGTGCAATTCTTTCTTCTTTTTTCCAATATGCCTTTATGACGCCCTTGCCAAATGTAAGGTTATTGAAAAACCACTTCATCATGGTAAGGTATGAACCGCCCTGCATGTCTATGTCATTCAAAGATTCAAGTTGAAAATTAAGAACAGCCTCCACTTGCTTATAGCGGTATAAGTCCCGTTTCTTTCGTGGCTTTACAGATACGATATTGCCTGTCTGATAAAGCTGATCCATAAACTTAGAAAGAAGTTGATAAACAATAGGAAGAATCCTGTTAAATACCTCATTGTATGCAAGGGGGTACTTCGCTTCATTTCTATACCCAAGATAATATTCCAAGTCTTCATCATAATTTGTACGGTTATATTGGTTTCTATCCCAATTATCCTTGTATAACTTCATTATGTATCGGAATATTTCCTGCTCTTTTTTATTCATCATAATGCAGACCCCAAATCCTTTCTCTCTATATCCGACTCATCATATTTTACATACATTTCCTCTATCATATCGCTATTCTCATACACCCTAAACTCATGCCAAAGCATGGGTGCCACGGTAAACTCCTGTCCTTCTGTGAGAATAGTTTCTCCATGCGTAGTCTTAATCCCTACCTTGCCCCGCAACACAACAAACAGATTCCATTTCTGTGTATGAAAATGCCAACTACATCGAGTTCCCTTTATTAGTTTTAAATAGCTAACCGCGTGAGTTGAATCTTGTCTTAGCAGCCAACGTTCTCCCCAAATCTTTAATGTACGCTCCATTATTTTTTATTCTTCTTAGTTTTTACAGGCCCACATACTGTCCTTCCACCACGAGGCCCCTTTCTTCTAACTATTTCACAATGCATATATTTGTTTTTACCAATCTTGACTGTTCGAGTCCGGATAGAACCGCCTCTTCTTTTTACTTCTTTTTTGGGCATTTAATACCTCTTGCCTTTCTTCTCCCTATTTTTCTTGGAGAAGCCCTATAAGGACCACTACCGTCCCTGACACCTCTTCTTGCTTTTCCCATCTTTATTCTCCCCAACAAAAAAGCCCACCCTGTCCGTGCACGGGGTGGACTTCAATGTTGTTCTCTCCCTCTCGGGAGATATTTTTAAAAATTATTTTGTGACTTCTTTTGGTTCTTTCTTCTTCTTTTTGCCTTCAATTAAGTTTTGAATTATAGTATCTGCTTCGGCCGCTTTTTGGTTGAAAAGTGCTTCGCAGCGGTGAATCATTCTTGTTCTGAAAGTCTCAACTTGTTTTAATTCTTCCCTTGCCTTGTCCCATATCTCAGTAACTTTCAAAATCGTATCTTTTTTAAATCGATCAAGTTCTTCATGTATCAATTTTATTTTATCAGCACAGATAACACAAAGCTCTTGTCCGGTTATGGTTGAGGCTTTATCGACTGATACATCTTTAATATAAGCTCCACATATCCTGCAATATAATTTTAATGCCATAAATCCTCCCTATAATTTAAAATACTATGTTCTTCATTAGCAACCCATGGAATAAATTTAATAACTTCCGATATAAATTTATAATCTTTCCAGGAAATTAAAAAAATCTTTCCAGGTTTACTACATTCTTCTTCTCTTCTGTCTGGTAGCTCACAAGAGGCCACTTCTTTCCCTCTCTTTCGGTTTTTCCAAGATCTTGTAATAAATATCGTATGCAAATAGGATAATCAGACCACTTTGGATCAGGCTTACCCATTGGATTGTCTCTCGACCTTTTCCAGTAATGATTATTCATATACTGGCGTGTCCTGACACAATTCTCTCTAATAAACAGGCGTGGATGGTCTTTAGTATTGCCTCGCAAATAGTCATTTACAATACTGATACCAATTTCAGGCTGTCTATTCTTACCTTCGCCTGTTATTATGCCATGCCTTCTGAATTCATCCCAGGCATTGAAATCTTTATGTATGCCCTTATACTTATGCCTTGCACTTGGATCTTGTCGTCTGCGCCATCTACGTCTGTCAAATGGTGCCCCTTCTATCTTTTTGAATAATTCCGCAAGATCACTTATACTCTTATCTTCTGCAATAACCGTATCAAGCTCATCAAAGATAATTACATTTTTGTCTCTATCGATATATCCCCACACAGCAGCACAAGGTTTACTTTGATGCCAGTCAAATGCCATTACCCAATCAACATCACGATTGTTTGGCATTTCAGTGTCTATTGGTAATAAATGACCATCACATTCCTCTTCATTCCACATCCTATCCTGAAATGGGTGTACTGTTTTACCCCAGGAAGGATATTGACCATATATCTGTACCTGTATCTGCTCTAAACTTTTACCCTTAGAAAATCGCTTGATAAATTCCTTTGTAATGGCGGGATTATCGGCCATACAAGCATTAAAAACCTCAATATCAGGGTCATCGATGCTTGCATCCACAATCTTTTCTTTTGTCCAGGTAGGCCCCTTACCTTCCTCAAAGGGAGGTGTAAGCCCGCCAATTATCTTCCCCCCGCCTTTAGCATTCCTTAATCCACGTTTACATTCATCAAATACCCTTTCATCCGATTCTTCATCTACCACAAGAATATCATATTCCGCCCCTCTCATAGCCAGCCATCCCTGCTCGGATGTTACCCACCCCATAAATGAGCCATTTTTCAGGGTAATTTGCCTATGATCTTTGGAAAACCCTTTCTTAATCATACTTTTGGGCAACATCGGCCCCAACTCAATGCCCTGAGGAGTGATAGTCTGTGGAGAAAGCAACTTCTGAAGAGCCACATCCTCAACATTATCAAAGGATGGTACTATCGTTCGCACCCTTATGGGTGGTTTGCCCAACTGCTTCTGCTTGGGGTGAACACCAAGCATATATGCTAGAGGATTCCAGTAGACCTGTAAGGATTTTCCAGTACCATTAGCAGCTATAAACCATCTCTGCCAGGCATCCGACATTGTGAATTTGGCCTGCTTATCGTAAAAATAATTAGGCCATGCTATTATTGGCAGCCAATCTGTTGGAACTGTCGGGCTACTGTTTTCCTTTTTGTCGCTATTTACTGTATCCATATCAAGAGAGTACCGTGATCTATCGTATTAACGACAAAATCACTCATATACATCCCGGGATTAAACGGCCCTATTTGCCACAGACAAATATTCCCCACACCGGGTGTAACAGCTTCAACCGGCGCACCGCCCCCAGTTGTAGCTATCTGAACCTTTACTGCGATTGTTACGCCGTTTATTGTAATACTCAGGTCATCATCATCCGCTATATCACCAGCATCGTCTATCCATTGGATAAGGCGCACCATTTTATTGCCTGTCCAGGCAGTGGCAGCCGTATCGACATAGATAGGATTCGAGGTTAATGTATTGCCCATTTAAGACTCCTTAACACGTTCATTAAATTCTTTTTGTGGATCTTTATAGTCTTGATTTTCTATTTGGGATGTAACCCAAGAGAGATTTTTTTCCTCAGATTCGTCTTGCTCCTCCTTTAAAAATCCATTATCTACAAGAACTTGATAAATACCTTCACTAAGCCCTTCTATCTTGTTTTCTCCTTCATCTCCTGCAAAAGTACTGTGTCCACTTTGGATATCAATCGCATGGAGAACTTCATGGATAAAGCTAACCAATATATGTGATTTGGCTTTCTTCTCTCCATTCCCATCAACAGTAGCCAAATATATTATTTTCTTGACAGCATCACATTGAGCGTGACGGTCAAACCGTTCTTGGAAAATATAGGGGCATTTTACTTCAGAAAAGTTTGTGTCGGTATATATACTATATACAAGGGTAGCCCCGCCTTCCGCATGCCCCCCCGTCACCAGGATAAGCATGCTTTATCTCCTACTCCTTGAGATCATTACATTTGTGTCTGATAATATAGAATATGACAACCATCTTTCCTTGCCTCTCATTGTCTTAAATGCCTGATATTACTTTCAAAAACCTATCACTCCTATATCACTGTATACCATTAAGTATAATGATATGTGTCATAGTATGCACGAGCATTTCGTAGTAAATCGTAGCTATTCATCATCTGGGAGAGTTTGGATTTTATCCTCTAGGACATTGTATGTTATGGCTTGGATCTGGTCGATAAGGATATCCGGTTGCCTGACCGGTCGCTTAGCCTCATCTATAACAGGTAGAGCATGTTTGAATACTAACTTCGCGGCATCAAGGCTATTATCTTTAAGGGCCTCTTTCACTACTCTCTTGGCTGAGGGATATAATTTAACTGTTTGAAGCTCGTATCTCTCTCTTAAAATAGCTACTTTAGAGGCTACTTCAGTATTTCTACGTATCAGCTGTTGAGAATAGTTATTACTCTTTGTTACACCTAATGTATTTAATTTCTTATCAATCTCATAATTACTAGCCTCCGGATCCTTCTCAACCTCTCTCAACAAAGCTCGTTGCTTTTTCGTGTATTTCTGCTTAATATTACCCATTAAACTACTTCCTACTCAAACTATTTCAGTTAGTATTATCTCTACTCTTATCATCCTAATAAGTAATACTATACCTCTTATTATCTCATGTCAAGTTATTTATTTCTTTACTATTCCCATGGCTATTTTTTTCAATTTTTCCATATTCTCTGCCCGCTGCTCAGGCGTAAACTGTGCTAAATACTCATCTCGCTCTTTTTGTGCATTTAAATCCGGCTCCTGGGCTTGAGCAATATAACCTTTATCTTTATCGAACTCTATCTTTTTACGTATCCATGTTTGCCAGGCTGCATTCCAATCAACAAACTGACTACCTTTCTTTCTATGGTGTAGACAAAATGCCTCAAATATATCTGGTATGCCTTGAGCTATGCCTTTGAACTCAGCGTATTTAATATGCTCCTCTGTTAGTTTATAATCTTTAGGTAATAAAACCTTTCTTTTATATATTTTCTTTAAAGAAGATGAAGAAGAAGATGAAGAAGGGTGCGTTACTTGACCGTTACTTGTGGCGTTACTGCCATGTTTCTCTTTATATCTCTGTTGTCGTAACCTACTGTTTTCTCTTTCTTTATCCTCTCTATACATCCTTCTATTGCGTAGCGTTACTGTGCCGTTACCATTTCGTGAGAGGTAACAGAAAAGTAACGTTTCGGCCTCACATAAAAACACGTTAAATTCCTCTATTGTGCAGTTTAAAATAGAAGGATACTTTTCTATTGTTGCTGTGAGTTCACCCCTGATTTTTGCATACCACATCCGAGCCAAGGCATTGGCCCAAATACCCCTTGATGCTGAACAAGCTGATTGAAGTTCTACATCATTCAACCAATCGCCCCAATAGAATTGACTTGCCGGTGCTTTACCCAAATTATATTCCTTTCCTTTCACTAAACATCGGTCATGCAATGAGACAAAAAGCTATTGCAAAAACGCAATAGTATTGCAAAAATGCAATTATTGATTAAACCTATACTGGATATAGATATCCCTGTATATTCCTTCTATTTATTTCAACATCTATTGCAAAAACACAACAGAATTGTTAATATCCGGACCTCAATAAAACTACCTCCAACAGAAAGACTGTAATAATTTCAGATAGTTATATGGTATTCTAATGATTTCCCTATTGTTGGCACAAGGTTTGCTTTATATTAGGGTAACATGAAAACAATTAACAAAGGGAGGATAAAATGGAAAAAATACAAGAACTACGAGAGACGATCGAAAGATTGTGGCCAAATAGCTATCAACCCAAGCTCCAGGCTGCGAAAGATTTATTGGATTCCGCGGAGGAGAATCTTGAAAAAGATCCTCTACAAGCGCAAAGCAGCATAAAGTTAGCCGTGAGATATATCCAAAGAGCCAGCCAAATTTAAAAGTAAAAAGGAGATATAGAGAGGAGTTAAACACTAACAATTAACAAAGGGAGGATAAAATGAAAAGAATAATTAATGGTATGGTGTACAACACCGAAACAGCAGAGGAATTAGGTTGTGACAGTTTTTCCAACCCAAACGATTTTCATCATTACAGCGAAACTCTTTATCGGACAAAAAAAGGCAATTATTTCATGTATGGTGAAGGTGGCCCCTTGAGTCATTATGCGGAAAATGTAGGGAATAATAATACTGCAGGTTCTGAACGAATGTGGGAAGTTACAGAAGATGAGGCCCGAAATTGGCTGGCAAAAATTAGCCCCAGTAAAGCATTAGAGCTGTGGCCTAATAGTTTCCCAGAAGCTTAACCCTTACCTTGACCCTGGACCTCTCCAGGGAATAGGCAAGAGCTAACTTTAACAGGAGGTAAGGAGATGAGAGAATCAACTAAAATAATTAAAGCATTAGCAAAAGCGGATTTTGAAAGTCCATTAGTAAAGGGAGAAATGGGAAGTGGATATACAAATTGCAAACTAAAAAAAGGAACTACAGCAGGAACAGCTCAAAATACTATATATTACCTTCTCCATGATTTAGCTGTTGACTTAAGCCTTGACTTCAATACCCATCAACTTAGACGTGAATTAATGGATTAACCATCCTCCGGCCCTGCTTAGAGGCAGGGCTGCAAGGTGATTAACTTTAACAGGAGGTAGGGAGATGACATTGCAAACACAAATTACTAAAGAAATGCAGCGTTTAAAAATCAATGGCAATCATGATGATAATATTAAAATTATTGGTGATACCGGATTGATTACTTTTACAATTCGGAGTAAATCCTTTTGGGCAAAGCTTACCTCAACCGGTAGATTAAAAAGAAACAGTATCAGGATCGACGTTTAACCATTAACAGGGAGGGCTTAGAGATGAGAGCTTCGCTATACTGTATAATGCAAAACAATGGTTTTAAACAGGCAAAAGGATCACCACTTACACTAAAAGAATGTCAAATACTATTCAAATGCAATTCAAATGATTGTAAAAATTGTCCATGCTTAAAGATAGGTAAACCCTAAAAAAGAAGGTCACACCATGAATAACAAAGCTGTATTAAAAATATTAGAAGAAATGCCAGAAGATGAGTTTCAACAGTTTTTAGTCCCTGCCTTACCGTGTCCAATTATGCTGTAAGGGAGGGTTAGTTGACTGGAAAGAAACATTGCCACAATGGTATATTAAACAAATAAAGGAGACCCCATGCCAAAATCACTAACAATAAAAGAAGTGCCGGAAGAACTCCTTAGTCGGCTTAAGGCCCAGGCTGAAAAAGAGAGCAAACTCTATAAGTATTATAGGGTACAATACCATAAATTTTTAATAGCGCTCCTCGAAGAAGCCCTTGAGCGCAGGGAGAAAGGAGAAACCAATGAAAAATAAGCATACGCCAGGACCGTGGGAATATAGGGAGAGAAATCACAAACAAGACGGTAAGGCACAAGATCAATATGATAGGTTTTTGATTGAATGCAACACATATATTCCTGGAGTAAAGGGAATAGTCGCCAAATGTGGATATAGGTTTAATGCCGAATTCATAATCCAAGCCTGTAATTCACATTATGATTTATTAGAGGCATGTAAAAAGGCCTATAATGTAATTGTAAATGATAGGCTCTCGTTAGGTACTGCAACAAATACTCTTAGCCAGTTGCAACAAGCCCTTGCACATGCAGAAAGAAAGGAATAGGGTGATGAAATATGACGATGGTAATGGAAGAGATGCAATTCTGTTCTGTCCATGGAGAGAAGAAAATGGGGATTGTGCCTTTTTTCGTCCTCATTCTATTAAAGGATATATAAAATGTACTAAATCAGCTCAGAAGGATTGTGTTAAACATAGAGCAGGTATATTTCCTATTAAAGAAAGCCAAAGTAGAAAGAAAGGAGTAGAAGATGAAAACAGATACCAAATTTATCAAGGGAATCAGTCAGATTATGCAAAGTGTAACCCCAAAAGAGTTTTTTAAAGACTATAAAATTCATCCTGAAAATAGGAATACGTTGTTTGAAATAATTTGTGATAAAGCTTGCCTTAATAAAAAATCATTTGATGTAATGCAAGCTTTTGAACAATGTTTTAAATAATCCCCCAACACCCCCAGGCCTCCCACCTGGGGGTTTGTTTTGTCCTCATTGCACACTCCGTCTAATCTATACCGAGACGAAGATTTTAGACCGATATTTAGTTGTCAAAGAACTTTACTTCTTAACTCAGTACCCACCCGCTTTCTTCCATTTCTACCCAATAGTCACAGGTCTCCCCTTCCGTATCCTCATGCACATTTTTCTGAAGCAGTTCACACCATTTCCATTCGCCAAGCGGGTCTGTCTCGTGGTGTCTATCACTGCAATGATCGCAGTTATTACAGAGTTTTTTCATCTAAGTTCTTTTTGCCACCTAATTTTAGGTGCATAACTTTTGTTTAAATCAGGTCTTGGCCTTTTAGACCTTTTCCATCATCCTCCATCTCACAAAAATCTGCTATAGTATTGAGGTCTTCTATCTGCGGGCAATATCCATCCTCATCCTGATTAATAGGGTTTGTGCATACATATCCATCACTAGCCCTTCGCCATGATGAAGCCTTGTAGGGGCAGGTAAGACAATTATGGATTTTTAGTATTTTAGTCATTTAAAATAATTTTTAATATCTTCTACATTTGTAATCGGACTATAGATTTCGTTCATATCTCCTCAATCTCAACTTGAGTTGCTGCCTCTAAACCATAAACTTTCATAGCTACTATATGACAGACTTGCGAATCATCTTCCCACAGGAATTTATTGAGACAATCCTTTACAAATTTGATAAGGTTATCAAGATCGGGTCGTTTATCGTGCCACATAGCTTGTCCATCTTCGAGTTTTTTCATATCTCTTTTAGGGGTATTTTTGGGTATAGGCATAATAAAAGAAACTTTTAAAATGACTGGACCTTCAATTAGCTTTAAAGGTCCGGTAAATAACCCTTGCTCATGTAATTGATGTTTTGCTTCCCATAACCAACGGCCTTCTTCTGTTTGTTGGTCATTATATGTGCCAACAAAGTTGCCTCGCCTAAAGAAGCGTGGTCTTTTTTTGGCAATTGGCTTTCCCGGGATGGTTAGATATATAATCATTTCATCAACCTCTTTAGATTAGGCTTGATTTTAACAGCTGTAAACTTCTCTAACTCCTGTATAAGCTCCTTAATTTTGCCTGCCGGTGGCTCGGGGAGATGGTGGTTTTTGGAATCAGCACCGATGGAGATGAAGGAGGGCTCAATGTATTTCAAATCCTCAACAAATTCCTTGAGGTCAAAATCTAACAGAGGTTCAAGACTGATCATTGGTGAAGGTAAGAGAGCTATATAGGCCACTCTATCTTTGCACTGGGGAGCTTTTGATATATTATAAGTGTCTCTATTTGATTCAATCGTAGTTCCAAAAATGGTTTTAGGTGGAAAATGATCTTTATATCGAGACATTTTGAGAGGATTTTTTGATTGGAAGAGGTAGGTATTGGTAGGATATGCCCTGCAATACAACAATATAGCCTGTATCCAATAGCGTGATATCCCATCCGCAAACAGATCAAAGCAAGATCCCATAAATATTGTTTTGCCTTTGCCTAAAGATTTCTCAAAGAATGAATCTACAAGATAAGGTTTACCTTGATAGAGATGTTTGACACGAGAAGTTTTGACATAGCAGTAACTACAGTCATGAGGGCAACGCCCACGAATAGGATTGACCGTCTTATCAACCCATGGATACATTTGGCTTTTAAGTTTACTCATCGCCACACCTTAATAACCATCTGAATGCCCCCCAGGATAAATACTACAGGGCTGGCTATAGCCTTACAGATGGTTTCAAATATGAAATAGAGGGTTTTCATAATTAGCCTCCCAACGATTAGATCAGTGGCGAGATTAATATTCATCAAAATTGAGTTCTATCTCTAAATACTGCAAAGTATTATCTCGTCCACTGGATTTGCTTGTTATTTCATGCCATTGCTTTATTGTGAAAAGTCCCATTATTATTTCTGAATTACAAAATGGACATACAATGATTGTCATGTGTTCAAGCACAATAGGAGATCTTTTAGTTGCTGCATTGCAAACAGGACATATAAATATATCAAATGCCATTTAACCTTTAAATGAAATAACGATTAGCTCACCTGGCCGCGTCTTTTTGCGGATCAGCGTGAAGCGACTGGTTAGACCTCGTATGCTTTAAAATTTCCGTGCTTTTGTAGTGCTACATCAAGTTTGGGGCCACCTTTAAATTCAGCCGCACCGCCCTGGAACCGTTTAGAATATAAGCTCCCATTTTTTCGATGCCCGAGCCAACCGTCAATTTTCCCGTGAGCTTCATCCATATTACGTAAAAAATAGTATTTATTTAGGTCTGTTTTCATAGGGCTAACGCATGAACTAACCCGCCCGAAATAGCTTGCTATTGAGGGTCGGAGTTCAGGGATTTGTTAGAAACCCAGCTCAGCTTCGCTGGGGATAGCCCTCCACCAAGCTGGGTACTACTCCGGGCCACTTCTATAAATTAAGTCCTATTCTTTGTGTTATAAAGCCAAATCATAAGCAATCACCTCCTTCCCTATTGGGTTTCTAACGCAGCGGTCAGCCGCCCACAAGGTCGGCTGGAGTAGCCTTGTTATAATCTTTGTTTGGATAGTCCGCCCCGTCTATCTACATCCTTATTAGCATCGTAAAACCATAGCTTCGTCTAATAAGATATTTCGTTTGCCTCCCCCACGCTATTCATGGCAAACAAAGATTATAACGCCTGAACTCACCAGCCTGGAAGGGCGAAGCCCTGACAGGTCTAGTGAAGTGATTGGTTAGGTGTTTCAATTATTTCCTTAATACCATTCAATACATGCCTCATATTGCTTGCTGAAATTGAGTCCAGGGTCATGCCGTGCTGTTTCAAAACTTTATGCGCTTTCTTAAAATCAGGCTCAGGGAAAACGCTTAACGGATACGCATTAATCCAAGTTTTAATTTTGTGCATCTTGTCTTGTAATTCTTCTAATTCGCTCATTTTTCCTCCTTACACATAACGCACACTATTAAGCAGATAAAATTCTGTATAATAACGTATTGCGTTTAGTTTTCTTTGATCCCCCCCACTCTTTTTTCCACCGTCAACTTCCCGTCAATACTTTTTCGCTCTCAAGATCTTCCGATATGTTGATTTTACTTGCTGAATCCTCATTTTTATGTATAAAAAGGGAAGGTTATTTACCTTCCCTTTTTTGAGAGAGCCATAACCAACGTACATTTCCAAAGGGCATTTTTCCGACTGGATAGTTACCGGATAGATTGTCAACTTATTTTCCATCACTTACATGCTTTTGCCATAAATCATCAGTCTCTATTTCATGTGAAGAAAACATATGCCAAAAACCTCTTTTGGCTGGTATAAACCGATCACGTAAACATCTTTCGCAAAGTGCAAAATTTATTTGATGATCAGGATTTACAAGACAGCATGCCTCTTTTCCACAAGATGCGCATTTCATTACTTCACCTCCTTAACCTTCCCTATCTCCCCTATCTCCCCTATCTTCCCCCTTGACCTTACTGGTTGTGGTTTTCCTGCCCTGTTGTCAATGGACTGTCAACTATTTTGTCAAATTCTATAACCTCCTGAGCTACCTTCCGTAATGGCATATCCAAATACTCTTGTTTAAGGTCTATCCCTATGGCCTTACGACCAAATTTCTTTGCCACGATAAGGGTCTTTCCACTACCTGAGAAGGGATCAAGGACTGTGCAGGGAACTTTAGGCCAATTATCTAACTCTGCACAATCACTTCCTGGATGATCTCCATCAAGACCCGGACACTTACAAGAGGGTTTCCAGCCGATGGTTTTGGATTCCATAACTGGTTTCCCTGATTCGCCTTTTTCTCTGCCTTGTCTATGTATTGTGTTGTGTCCACCGGGACCGGTATCCCAACCATCAGCCATTTTTTGCACTTTATCAGTGGAAACTTTATCAACCACCCTCACCCATGGTGCCCCACACTCCGGGCAACACCCTTTCTCACTTGTGCCTGCAAGGATACATTTCTTTACAAGCTCTTGTGGGAATGTAGCAAAGTGGGCCTCCGGGGTAGGTTCGGTTGCGATAGTCCAGACATTGCGGAGGTTGCGGCCTGACTCTGCATAATTACCATTTTCACCGCCAGTATGAGGCTTTTGACCATATTTCTCTGCATTAATTCTTGCACTCCAATTAGTTCGGTCCCTAACTCCCCAATCCTGTGCAGGTTCCCTCACCGCATCCGCATCCCAATAATACTTAGCTGATTTTGTTAAAAGAAACACATGCTCGTAACTATTGGTAGGTCTATCGGTAACACTCTCAGGCATGGGATTCGGTTTATTCCAGATTATATCACTCCGTAACCACCAGCCATCTGCTTGCAAGGCAAGGGCAACACGTGAAGGTATCATGCACAGGTCTTTGGGTTTGAGGCCCATTACCTCGAGGTCTGAAACATTCGGGCGATTCAGTTTATAGGCTTTAGCTTCCTTTAGTTTTGCGTGTCCCTCGAGGGAATTCGCCCCGCCGCCAGGATTAAAACATGAGCCTTTGCCAGAAGCATAACTATCCCCCAAATTCAACCAACATATTCCATCCTTTCGTAATACTCGTTTCAATTCTCTCCATATTTGGACTATGTGTTGTATGTAGAGCTCAGGTGTGGGTTCAAGACCGAGTGAGCCACGCCAGGCACCACATTTTTGGCAGAAGGAACCTTGAGAACGTTCACCTAAATCCCAATCTTTTTTATCTGCAAATGTATTATTTGTACCATCTGATTGTTTTGCTGTATATTCTTCCCCCCACTCATGTTCACAATTTATATCCCCATCCCATATCTGAGGCTCAAGGCCATAATCCCGTAAACCCCAATATGGAGGGCTTGTAACAATACAATGGACAGATTCAGGGGGGAATTCCTGTAATACAGCGGGAGTATGACTGCTATATTCTGTTATGAGGTTATCAATATAGTATGGTTTAATCATTTACACTCTCTGCCTTTATCTCCCCTATCTTCCCCCGCGCCCTGGCGTACATCTCTTGTTTCTTATCATCATCATAATGTAGATAATGCCATACTGAATCACTAAGGTGCAGAGAAAATAATTTTTGTATTTCTTCCGGTGTATAAAACTCGCTCAATGCTGTAATAGTGCTATGCCGGATAACTGCATAAGCCTTCACACCATAAAATCCTAATGTCTTTAGAGTCTTCCTGATCCTCTCATAGAGAAAATCTTTCCCATACTGCCTGCCTGAATTATGCCTAAAGAAATACTCATTGCCAAATAGCTTATCTCGTTTGACTGTATCCCAATCTTCTTTTAGGAGCTTCTTGCGTTTGTAGTGTTTCTGCTTCCAATCCCAAACGGTCATATAGCCATTGTCAAAATCATTTCCCTTGATTTGCCTGACTTCTTCCCAGCGCAGCCCATAGGTAATGCACCATAAGGCAGCTATGTATATCTTGTAGGGTTTCTGCTGTGCAAGTATGCCCAGGACTTTAGCTTGGTCCTCAGGTGAAAGTATTTTAGGCATAGGGGGCTTTTCATATGGGATCTTAGGAAATCGGGGCATTATCATCGGATTAGGAGTATCTAATTCCTGGTCTATTACCCATTTGAAGAACGAATGCAAAGTCGCCAAGATATTACGTTTAGTCTTTGCCGATAAGGTTTCGGGCAGAGATTTAACCAAAGTATCCAACTCTTTGAATCGGATTGTTTTAAGATTTCTATTCCCAAAAAAATCTTTCGCTCTTTCAATATGATTGGAAAGTAAACGATATGCCCGTACATCTTTTTTTCGACAATCAAGCCACTCCTCCGTAACATTCTTAAAACTAAGTGGTTCATCACTCGTCCAATCTCTCGGATCATATTTATTCCCCCTTATAATGTCCCCATTCATCAACACCAGTGCATCCTCAGCGGATTGCCTGTTATGCTTAAATGATACCCATTTTTCATTAATCTTGACTCTCCTAAACCATTTGCCCCTGAGATGGACTTTCCAACCATGCTTATCATGATGTATTGAACCTTCCATTTTACCAATCACCTCCTTTGCAGGAGATATATTATTTTGAGGTTGGGGTGTCAAATTGTTTTGTTGGGGCATAGTGTTTGATTTTGGTTTGTACTATATAATGGGAGGATGTTTTCATTTTCCATTATTGTATCCTATTATGGAACTTTTATTGAAAAAATATATTCGGTTTATGATTTTTTAACTTTGGAAAGTTCGGCTGACAATATCTTAACAGGATCAAGGCCATATTCACTGCATTCCTTTACAAGCTCTCTCAACGGTTCATTTTCAAATATAATGAAAGTGTCAACAAAATCATTTTCCTTTTTATTAAGATTAACATTGGCCTTGATGTCTTTAATCATAATTACCTCTCCTTTAATTAGCAACATTAAATTGCGCTCATTAAGAGCTATATGGTTATAGTTATTATAGTTGACTATCTCCGATAGTCGGTTTGAAGGAATGCTTGTTTGCCTGCTAATCTCATTGTATTGCCATTCTTCTACTTCAACCATATAGCGTAGTTTTTTAGAGGCATAGACAGTTATCTTTTGTAAAAAGGCTTTCCTTTCTTTCTTCCTCAATTTTTCCATGCCTATAAGTATAAAGAATTAATTTTCTTCTGTCAACAGAAAAAAAATCTAAACTTTTTCCTTGACTTCTTCCAAAATAGGAAATAGTATAGGTATAACCCTTGAAATAGGAGTTAGATATGCCCCTAACCCAAATCCAAATAAATACTTTAAATAAAGGAGTCTAACCATGTGCGAATTTCTTAGCTGGACAGAATATAAAGGCAAGCTTTATTACCTCACTAATTTTGAGATCAATACCCGTAATGGTAAAAAGCTTAGAAAGAAATTGGACTATAATTTCTCTGAAGAAATTAAAGGACATGGAGCTATCAAGGAATATTTTGGCCTACCTCATTCACAATGCATAGACCATGAATGTACTAATTTTTCTACTCCTAATAATTTTCCTTCTGAAATTGTAGAGAAGATAAAAAGAGGAGAGTTTAGTGAAATTGGAATTGCTGAACAACTTTTAACGCAATCTGCATGGGCTGAGTATGAGAAGATAAGGCAATCTGCATGGGCTGAGTATAAGAAGATAACGCAATCTGCATTGGCTGAGTATGAGAAGATAAGGCAATCTGCATGGGCTGAGCATGAGAAGATAAGGCAACCTGCATTGGCTGAGTATAAGAAGATAAGGCAATCTGCATTGGCTGAGTATGAGAAGATAAGGCAACCTGCATGGGCTGAGTATGAGAAGATAAGGCAACCTGCATGGGCTGAGTATGAGAAGATAAGGCAATCTGCATTGGCTGAGTATGAGAAGATAAGGCAACCTGCATGGGCTGAGTATGAGAAGATAAGGCAATCTGCATTTTGGAATATTTTTTCTAATCCTAACAATAGAATTGAAGTTTGGAAATAACCATGCTCACCCAAATCCAAATAAATACTCTTAACGCTCTATTTGATAGCATGGATATAGATGAACTCAATGAGGTCATAGATATGATATTTGAAGAGGCACTCAAAAGGGATTGGGATGAAATCAAAGAAAAGCAAGAGTAATACGCTAATATACAGATTTATTTCTGGTTAATACTGTGCGTTAGGTGACTTATGGCACAAGGAAAGATTGAGACATATGCAGAAGCGGCAAGAGTAATACACCTTTGGTTAGAAGAGTTTTGTGATGAAAAGCGAAGTTATCCTGATATGATAGCGGAAGCTGCTCGTAGGGCTAGAGAAGAAATAGACCGATTACGTCACCTAACAAGTCGTTCAAGCAGAGCGGCTATAGCTACGGAATTAAGTAGATGCGATGTCTGCCATCAGCCTATTCTTGATGGAGCATGTGACTGTATGTTTGAGCCGCCAGCTTAACTTAGCGTTATAATGCCAAAAACAAGGAGAAGATAAATGAAAATTAATCGACATCCACCTTGGTATCATTTTTGGAATCCATATAGTGGCTTCATTGGTGGTCTTATTTGTGCAGTTATAGGTGGTATTATTTATTTAATATGTAAATTTGGCATATAACCAAGGCTCTGCAGCCGACCTGAGTCCAGGCGGCTTAACTGAGGCGTTGGGAGGCTTTTATGGAATTATTTGAGTACTGGTGGTTAGAATCACAACAAGATGATTCACCAGAAAACAAAAAAGATGTAGCAAGGGCAGCATGGGAGGCAGCTAAGCAGTTATATGGTGAGAATGCCTCCCAACCAATCCCTGAACCAGACCTTGAGGAGCTTGGCTTTTGTTTGAAGTGCGGTACTCGCCCATGCACCTGTGAAGAAAAGTATGGTGAGGAAAAGGCTGGTTAGTTCATGGCGTTAAATGACTTATGGATGAAATAAATAAATCGCTAACAACCATCGAAACCAATTTAAAAAAATTAGGTAAGCAATACAAGAGCGGACAGCATGTTTTAATAATTGATGCTCTGAATGCTCTTAAAAAAGTTAATCACCTAACAAACCGTTCAAGCAGAGCGGCGGATAGTTGCCCCAAATGTGGCAAGCCGTTAATCATGGGTGTTTGTGAAACTGGATGCGGATATATCCCGCCGCCAGCTTAACTTTGCGTTATAATCCTAAAAGGAGACAATGAAATGGGCACTATGGGTTATTGTAAATTTAGAAACACTTATAAGGATTTATCAGATTGTGCAGAAAGATGGGATGAAAGTCCTGATGAAGAAATGGATGAGGATGAAATAAAGGCAAGGAAAAAGTTAATAAATGCATGTTGTGATATAGCTCTTAACTTTGGTTATGAGATAGATCGTGAATTTGATGAATTATAACCAAGCTGCTCCATCCGACCCTGTGGGCGGCTTACTGGCGGCGTTATCTACTACCCACTTGGCATAGCCTCTGGGTGGTTGAAAGTCCCAAACATAACCTCACAAGTACCTTAAAATAAGGATTACTACATTGGTTATAGGGGACACGGCAGGAGTTAAAACGATAACCTTAACTCAGGAGGATGTATGCCAGAAGAATTATTGTATATTGGAGCAAAAATAATTAGAGCATTTCCTTGCGATAGACATAGTTTTTTGAAAGGACAGGCAAGGTATGTGCCGCCCGATGAAGAAAACGAACATGGCTATCAAGTGATCTATCCTGATGGTTATGTGAGTTGGTCTCCGAAAGAAACTTTTGAAACAGCTTATAGAGAAATAACTGAAGCTGAGAAAGACTTATTTTAATACGGTTTGCTGGGAGTGGCAATAGCATACAACAAAAGATATGCAGAAATAGCCTGAGTCGTGACACGGTTATTTTCCCTCAGCACGTGGTTATAGGGTGCAGGTTCAACTCCTGCTTGCCAACTCCCAGCATTGAAAAGGGCTGGCCTGAACGGTAATATGGGGCAAGTGCTAATTGCTCTTAGCATCCCTGCGAGCATTCCTATTAAGGCCAGTCTCCAAAATTGCCTGCAATATATTGGGGAATATTGCTTAACTTGCAACGTGTGGAATACCATAGAGGGTGGGTCGCAAGGGCAATATATTACTCGAAGTGTGTAAATCTAAAAAAGGAGGTAAAGAGGATGGAAATAGGTAAAGCTATTAAATACAATATTCAGATAGAGCCTTCAATGAATATGGGCTTTATCGTCAAAGTCGGTTGTGGCAAGTTTGTTGCGAAGAATAAAAAAGAATTAATAGAAAATTTAAGTCAATATCTCAATAATCCGGAACAAGTAGAAAAGGAATATAATGC